CATTAGGGGTTAGAGTCCACAACCATCCTTTAATAAGATAACGGAGACCCAAAAAGAAACTTGTTAATACGGCGGAGACGGCGGCGGCTAAACCACCCCATGAAGCGGCGTCCATTATTTCGCATTGATTCCGTAGTCAACCTCAGTACCTGAGGAAGGGTCAACGGCTTTAGCAATCGGGGCGACGATAGCGCCTAAGAGTGTTGCATATGCCGGATGGATGTCAGCGACAATCGCAAGCGCAACAGTTATTCCGGAAGCGATAACCGCTCTTAAATAAGACTTGATTGCAGCCTTATGCTTTTTTGATAACTTCATTTGTTCCCCCTAGTAGTGGTATGTTAAAAGGTTTGCCATTTTGGTTTTCTTTGAATGAAATATGTATGTGTTTCATATGGGGATTTAAACCGCGATACTTGACCCAACGCCAAAAGGATTTAGCAGAACAAATTTTGCCCATAAAAATTACATAAAGAATGCGTCGATCACCTTGTTTTGCTGCAAGTCGAATTTGATCTGCCAAATAGATTGCAATTCCTTGTTCCTCAGATAAGCCAGCGTCAATGTCCAATGCGCACACCTCGCCCTGCTCGTTGGGATTGTGCTGACTAACTCTATTTGAGTGACGCAGATCGCCAATCCATCCATCAAGACGCTTGGCACGATTTGGGAAACTATCATTTACCTGTTCCCTAAATTGCTCGGCGGCTTTAGACAACCAAGGTTTCTTACTCATCCTCTGTATCAATCGGGGTGGATTGTGCCGCTATCATTTCATCATAAGTTGATTTAAGCATAGAGGTAAATTCTCCGTTGCCTCTATCAATTATGGCGTGTTCTACTTCTGTGCCATCTATATTAGTTCTTGTTACGAATGTTACATTGTTCATTATTCTCCCTATAACTCTGCGCTAACGCCAAAATAAGCACCACTATTATTATTTCCAAGTACTCTACCAACATTTCCAGCAGTAACACCAGATACAGTTAAATTATACATTGAACCCAAAATACTATCTGTTGCAGGATCAATAGTAACTGCGCTAATTGCAAATAAAGTTCCATCATTTCGGTGAAATGCTATGTTAGAAAATTCAGTTGAAGTTGGCGTTGTTCTCATTGGAACAGGATTTGAAGTAACACCATAAACAGTAGTTGAATTTTGAGCAGAATTATCGTGCAATACTGTAATTGCTGTGTAAAGTTGAGTACCAGCAGGGTCGCTAATTCTGTAATAATACCTTTGGCAAGCGGCTAACTCGCCTTGAATTGTGCCACCTGCTCTGCGGAAGGTTGGAGCAGTTGAAGCGGTGTAAGTGCCTAAGTCAATCTGAACGCCCGTAATTTCCGCATAATCTGTTGCTCCAGCAGTTCCAGTACTTGTTTTATTAATTTGGATATTTAATTGAGTGGCTGTGCTAGGAACTGTTCCAGTAAATACAAAGCGTTGCCAAGTGGTTGTCAATGTGCTTGTTGATAATGTGATAGTTCCTACTTGAGTGTCGCCAGTAAATCCAGTCCAATAAAATTGGTCAGTTCCTGTTCCACTTTGTAAAAATACTTGTAGGTTAGACGATAACAATGCGCCTTTTCGCGCATAAAAACTAACTGTAACGGCTTTACCAGCGAACGGAATTGAATTTACAGTTTCAAAAGATTGGATTGCATTTATTCCGTCTGTAGCAGTAGCGCCAGAGTTACGCGACAACCTGAGGCAATACTGAATGTTTGGCAGGTTTGTCGTATCACCAGTCGTTTGTCTTGAATAAGTCGCAGAAGCATTATTGCCATTCCACCATCTGTCTGCTCCATAAGCACCAGTAGAGGTAAAAGATGTTCCGCGCTGCCATATATCAAAACCGCCATTTATGACTGGGTTAGCCAAAGCGTTCTGTGGATTGTAACGCAGTCCTGTTGTCGCAGAACTATCCGCGACAAGTGTGTCGCCGTTGTTACCAACAGCCAAACGAGCAGGTGTGTCGTTTCCACTTGCTGCAACAATGTCTCCTTTTGCGTCAACTATTGCGTTTTGAATTGCATTGGAGTCATCAAACCCAACCCAAGCAGTTCCGCTATAAGTTTGGACTGCGTCGGTGTCTTTTAAGTAACAACATTGACCCTCTTGAGGTGAGGTAATTGCTGCGTCTCTAGCAGCCGCGTCTGCGAATACTAAAACACCTTGCATTAAATAGCCGTTTGTATCGGCGGCACTCAACACATCGCCGGTGTTAAATGTTTTAAAACCTAATCCTGCTGCCATAGTTTGATCTCCCTAGTCTCTAATTATACCTTAGTAGGACAAAATATCCTCACCTATTATGCCATAGGTGCTGTTCCCAATTATGAACCCATCTGTTATTGGCTCAAGTGTAGTGAAGTTTCCAAGGAATGAGTTCGGAGTGATTTCCCAGTTGACCCCTTGAATCTGTAAATTCTTGACAATGGTTGAGCCATCGGGCTGAATGTTAGTTATTACCACATTGTCAAAATAGTCTAAGTCAAGCATTGTTCCGTTTGGCACTAATTGGTCATAAAGGTCAACGCTCATTTGATCAATTCGAATGCTTGTTGTTGACCTCGTTGCTACATAGATTGCGGCTATATTGGCTGCCTCAGTATCAGTCTGCACGACTAAATCGCTGAAGTTAACAACATGCGGGAAGTATTCGGCAAGCGAAGCGGCGTCGGTATAGGTCTGCGGTGAGCCACCAACTCGGGTGACTGTTGACTTGTTCACAATAAGTTTGTCATCGAATGCAAAAATTAGATTTTTGTAAGGTATGCCACCGGATTGATTAAAAGCAAGTGGAGTTCCACCGGCTGAGGATATTGTGTTCAATCTGTTTTTAAATACCGCATTGCCCTCAGGGTTAATAAAGAAAGCCCCCATTTCTGAGGTCTCACAATTCTTAATTGCTGCTAATGGAGTTCTATTGGTTGCAGGGTCAGCCTGAGTTAATGTGTCTCCGGTATCTAAAGTTCTCATTGAAACAGGGAAATCTACGGTGTCAAGAATTTTATCAATTCTTGTTCCGGTGTCTTGTCCGTTGGCTTGACCAGTAACTGAAGTAATTGCTGCCATTGCTAACAATCGAAACGCGTCGCTTGCGTTAATATCTACATAGGAAATGTTTTCGGCTTGGTCATAGGTGTAAATATAATCAGTCGTGTAACCACTAAATAAATAATGAGTAACACCTAAATACTCTGCTGAAATTCTAAGTTTTCTTAAAGGTGTTAAAAAGCCAAATAAATCTGAACTGGTATTTTGAGGATTGAAACGACCTGTTTGGTCATAAATACGAACGGTGCAAGTTCCTGCCTCGTAAGTATCTCGGCTTATATTTCTACCGCGTCGAATTTGTATCTGTCTAGTTACATCGGTTAAGTTTATTACTAAGGCAGGGGCTGAGGAATCTGAAAGTAAACCTGTTCCTAAAACACCATTTACAGGGTCGTCTAATGTAAAAGGGTTTCCAAAAGTAGCGCCTGAACTAAAGTTTAGGCTTACATCTAGTACAGGTAAACTCATGTTATCGGTTTGGGTTTACCGTTGCAAAAGAACCTGAAGCGGACGAATCAATTAAACCATTGCGCAACTCGTTCAATAATTGTTGAGTAGCACCATTAACATAAATGTTAGTCGTTGATGATGGTTGAGCCTGACCAAACGGAGTTCCGACATAGTTTGTCGCCATGTCATAACCACCCATTGAGCCAATGAAGGTGCTTACATTTGAACCGGCTTGACCAAACGGAGTTCCAACATAACGACCACCGGCGTCATAACCACCCATTGAGCCAATGACTCCGGCAGGGGTTGAACCGGCGGGCAAGTTCATGCTTGCTAATAGTTTTTTAAGTAACTCAATTTGTTTTAGCAATAAGTCAATTTCCTCTGACCATCCACTAAACGGATAAAGCGCTCGCGGTAATTTAGCAATAGCGTCGGCAAGGTTAGTGGTTTGTAATTGTGATTTAAATAACTCAGTTGCCAGTCTCTGCGCTTCGGTTGCATTCTCTTGCAATAAAGCCATTTGTAAAGATAATCTTAATTTTTCTTGGTCTGTTATCTTGTTTTGCAATGCTGCATAAATCTGAATTTGATCCATGTCAAAGATTGCGCCGGCTTGCTCAAGTTTCTTTCGATCAGCCTCAATTTTCTTTTGCTCGGCGATTAAAGCCTTTTCTTTAGCAATGGCGGCTTGTCGTAGTCTTAACTGTCTTGCAGCCTCTTTCTGTAATTTCTTTTCCTCTTTTTGTAATGCGGTGTAATCAAACTTCATAGCCATTGGGTCAAAAGGTTTATCGAAGTTTAATTTATAATTCATGGTGTTTTTGTTTAACTTTAACAAATTGTCTTGATCAAAAAGCCCTTTTGTAACTTTAACAAATCTACCGACACTACCAATTAAACCTTGAAGTTTGTTGCTTATATTGTCAATACTGCTACCGTATTTGTCAGGGTCTCCAAAAGCGTCATCAAGAGCAGCAACTAAAGCGCCGCCGATTTCCTCTCTTGCAGTCTCGGCTTTAGCGGTAAGAATCGCCATTTTGCCAGCAAAAGAGTCGGCTGCTAATGCGGCTTGACCGTTAAACTTTTTAGATAAATAAGTCGTAACCTTATCTAAATCCATTGTTTTTGCTTCGGCTGTTGTAAGTCCTATATTTAATTTAGCAATTGCGGTGTTCTCTCCAAGCGCCGCCTTGCTTAATGCCGCAGTAACTGAGGCTAAGTCTTTTCCTGAACCGGCTGAGACATCTAAAGCAACTGAAAGTAATTCTTGGGCTTTTTTAGCGTCTAAAGTTGAGTTAACTAATTGGGTGAATGCCGGTCTGAGTTGGTTGTCTAAAACGCCTGTTTGGTTTTGTAAGTTCTGAATAAAACTTGCGGTGCTTATTACTGCATAAGATTGCCCTAAATTTTGTAATGTTTTAGATAGTGCGCCGGCTGCTTTGTCGTCGGCAGCGAAAGCCTTGACCGCACCTTTTCCAAATTTTAAAGTTTGATAAGCACCAAAAGCAAGACCTAAAGCCTTTGCGGACTTAGTTAAAACATTAAGCGACTTGCTTGCAGCCTTCGCACCTTTGTCTTTGTAGGTGCTGATAATTGGGATTTCAATACCAGTTGCACTCATGCGGCAAGTCCAATCTTTCGTTTAATGCTTGAATTGAATTTTAAAATTGCGGTGTCTATTGCTTTGAAGGTTGCCTTTGTAACCTTGCCCTGATCTTTAGCAAAAGCGGCATAAAGTAAACGACCTTGGTTTTTTCTACCTCTGCCAATACTTTCTAATTTTGCTTCGTCGTTAATTGCTGTAACAAACTGATAACCGGCAAAAGGGTTATTGCTATTATAGTTTCGAGTTGCTCGGTTTCTTACCTTGCCTTTATATTTGTAAGTACCTTCAAAACCCTGCACGAATGAATCACCGGCAACGCTTTGAATT